TTATTCTTGAGTCCAGAATTCGGATGCTGGTCTCCGTAAATGTGTAATCTCTCTAGCTGATAATCCAGATTGTTCTTAACGCCAGGCTTTTTATCCTGACCTCTGGAGCTTTCACTCATTTTCATCGATTGGTCAATTCCAATCCAGCTTAGCGTACGTTTTCATGTAGTCTCTATAAGAAAATACCGTAAACATGTAGCGGCCTCTTGGAAGGATTATTTCACCTTCTACGCGTTGTGCTTGACCGAAAGAATTACTTTCGTCGTTTACATTACTGTAAACTATCTATCTCTTTTAATAGAGCCTTCAGTCTCAAGTCAGGTTTAGACAGACCCTTCTTGCTAAATTCCGCTATAATAGTCTTAGGTCTTCTTACGGTCTTTAACCTAAGACGGCGTAGGACTAAATATCTATCGTGCTTTCGTTTTAGGTAGACTGTACTGTCTTCATACAGCTTATCTAAAATATATATTGCAGCTAGTCCACTGTACATTGAATGTACAACATTGTCAGTATGACAAAACGGATGAATTTTATTTTGATGTAAACCAGTCCACTGTTGATAACTGTTGATAAACTCCTTAGTCCCTAGAACATCAAGTACAATTACGGACGTAGTTCCATTCGTAATAGAACCGTCTCCATCAATGTACCCACGAACAAAATGTCTCTGAAACTTCTTAGGAACTATCTTAGTACTTGGAAACCTAAGGTCATAAGTTTTCTTAGGCTTACAACCGAGTCTTTGAAGTTGACATTTAATAATTTCACTAGTCATTGCAAATTCATAACTAACAAAATCTTTATCATTTAGCTTTCTAATCTTCTTATGAAGCTTCTTTTCTCCTAGCCTCATAAAAGACCGAAATGCTTCGACATGTGCTTTGTCCTCTTCTGCAAGCGCAAGAGATATTGTATTTTGGTCTTCGTCAACGTTCCCATCTGCATATAGAAAACCTAACCAGTAAGCTTTCTCTTCCGTATCAATTTTATCAAAGATTTTTTCAGCTTCGGTATAATCATACTTACGAAGCTTTTCTACTGGAACGTTTCTTACATATCTCTTATCGCTCTCGTAACCTAGTTGTCTTAACCTATAACTTACTACCTTACGGTCAACTCCTAACTCACGAGCTATCTGATAATACTTCATTCCGTTTTCATACATCTGACTAGCCTGTTCAATCCATTCCGAATAATGTTTCATCATAATCACCTCTATAGTGATTATAATATTTCGAACTGAACATCGCAATAGCCACAATTAAGATATTTATCTTTTTCCACCGTAGCCCCTGTCTACGAATATCCAACGAGGATTATAAATCCTATTGACCTTGATAATCCACTGAACTGCGTTATCAAGAGTATACTCTCCACGTGGAACTTCTATCCGTTTCATTACCCAAAACTTTTTTGTCTTTATATCGTAATCGAGGACTATGATTGAGCTAGATGATTGATATTTATCGAAGTCAACACCAACGGTTCTGTACAGGTTTTGTGGAGCACGGTCTCCGTCGTTAAAGATAAACTGTAACGGCTTCTTTCCGTCCTCCAACCTACGAATCTGTATATTCGTAAGAGGATTATACGTGTAGAACAACTGTTCACGAGCCGCGTCAAGAGCGTCCTTGTTAAAAACACCAGTTTCTTCGGTACCGAACTCAGCAAGAACCTCGTGTTCATATTGCTGTTGATTATACTCTTTACGAGCGCGGTCTTCCATGTCCTGATTCCACAACGGGCTTCTCTGACTAGGAATATGCCAGTGAGTATAACCAAAATCGGGGTCTACACACATGGAGTAGAACGTACCTCTTCGTCCAGTAGGAGTAGAAGAAGCCGTTATTCCGATATCAGAACGTTCGTTGGCAATAGCCGCGACCGTGGAATAGTCATTCTCCGCCATATACCAATTGTTATTAACCGTGAGTTCTTTATCTCACGCTCTGGAGGTTACCCTCATTTTCATCAGACGGTTAATTCCGCCCCAGTGTAGACTATTTCTTCCGTACCGTAGAATAAATATTGACGATAAGACTACGGTAGGTTTCCCCGCTTTCGTGGAGCTTTTATTTCAGCTCTAGTCGTTATGCACTACCTAATAAGGCTTGGCACGTCGTTGTCTACTGAATATAATTCAATAGAGTTTCGTCGTTTAACGGAGTTTCAGTTGAACAATATGTTTATCCAACTCGTCGAGGAACAACCACATTTTGTTACGAACGGTTCGTTAGACCGTCCTTCTATGCATCACTGCATATGTTCAGACTATATCATTCACTCTATTTTTAAGAGAGTGAGGAGGCATTTCGATTTAAGGGAATCTCACCCGCCCCGTGATTATAACTTGGGCCCTACTCCTGTTGCTGTTAAACGGCCAGCTATTTCAGGATAGTCGTTGAACCTTTCTCTCAACCCTATTACAGGTTAGTTCTTATCAGGAACTTTTACGAGAGACTTGGCTTCGAATTGACTCTTTTGAGTTCGTCTCCGAAGTTAACCTCCATTCACGTCTTCTGTCACCAGAAGCGTGGACCTAATTTTATTAGCTTCAAGGACCTTCCTCTGTAGTCCTAAACATCCAGGATAATAAATAATATCTATAAAATCTATCCAAGACTTCTTTGATACTTTCAGTAAAATCATGTTATTTTCTACGTGTACAGAATAATGAATTCCAAGACGACAAAACCACTGGCTAATTGAACATATAATGTCAAGAGACATACTACAGACTTTCATGTCTGTATTAGATACTGTTCCATCTCCGTCCCAGAAACCACGGATAAAATCTTTTTTAAATTCATTGGGAATCTGTTTAGGAAAAATCTCATGACCGCTTTTTCTATCTACAATACCGTAAACAGATAAACTGTCACAGAACTTCCTGTTATAAGAACGGATTTCTACACTCTCGGTTTTGGTTTCTAACCTGTTTGCTTCTCTTATCCGTATCTTATCAACAGGAAAATCTATATCTCTTGCAAAGTCTTCAAGTATTCCAATGTCAGAACTCTGAAGTTTCACGGAAAACTGAACCTTATCACTATCTTTGTAATGATATATATTTCCGTCAGCCATAATTAGCCCTAGCCAATATGCTTTATTCGCACAATCAATATCATTAAAGTAACTTTCATTGATTGAATTCTTAACGTTTCTCGTAAACTTGTTTTCATGAAGGCCAAAGCGAATTGCATATCTCGTTACTGAAGTCCGAGGCATGTTAAACTCTTTAGCTACCTCGCCTACAGTTTTAACTTGAAGTTGTTCCGACAGCCATTCTCTGTTCATATAGAGATATCTATCACTGTATTCAGCTAAGTTCAAACCGTAAGAGTCAATCAACGAGTTTATCCTTGCAGTACTGTTTGTGTTAAACAGTTCCCTGCTAATCTGAGATATTGTCTTACCTTCTTGAAGTCCATTAATGATTTTACTCTTATTATCCTTAACGTTTCTTGTTGACATCATAGTTATCACTCCTAAATATTTGTCCTCGCAAATATCATATAGGTTTTATCTATATCTGTCAACAACCGATGCTAAAATTGTTAATCTGCCCTTTGGCCGCGAACACTCGCGGCGCCTGAACCACTCGCGGCACCCGTCGTAAATCCGAGAATAACCGAACCGTTATTGAACTCTACCGTATAGGGTGAATTCTTTATTCTAGTAATCTCACTCTTTATGAGAGGAGATTCAGCGATTATTTCCCTCATGCGACGAAACACGAGTTCAACCTGATTCTCATAAGGTGTTATAAACAGTACTCGATAATTTTTATGAGTACAAACTTGCCAGAGAGCATCGACTATCATGCACTCCGACTTTCCAAGTCTTCTTCCCATGCGGTATACCTTGCGGACATCTCGATTACGAAGTATGTCTGCCTGATAATCACGAGCTATCCACGGTCCGTATTGTTTGGTTTCGGGATTCATCGCGACGACGAATGCCTTGGCCCACAATACGGGGTCTTTCATGATTATCTTAAGCTTTTCGGCCTCTACGGGACTAATCTTTTGTTTAGCCACGTATCCTTTCCCTCCTTATATTAGTTTAACTAATATCCGTATTTTTTCATTCTCCGTTGCTCCTCTAGCGCTCTTTTTCTTTCAAGGGCTTCGCGGCCGCCACCGTGAGAATTAGCCTCAAGAAGAGAAATAGCTCCGAGAGTACCCATGGCACCCAAGAGAGCTTTTTGTTTGTATCCGAATACGTAACTGGCTGCGGTATCGGTAGCCAAGATATTGCTCATCGACATTCTTTCGATTCTCGCGGCTCCCGTTTCACCGACTGTTCTTTCTTCCGTGGCGACGGCAGCTATCTCGTTCGTAGCCTCAGTCGACTGCTCGACCTTGCCACCAACGGGAGATTTCTCCACGGGAGTATAACCAGTTATTTGCTCCTCGGTAGAACGCTCCGTTCTCTCGAATTGCAATTGTTGTCGGTCTCCGAGAAATCTT